TCGATCCGCGCCAGCCGCGGCTGGCGGCGATGCTGGAGAAGAGAGGGGTGTTGGTCCAGAACCAACGCCATCACGCCACGATCCCGCGACGCGAGCCACGCCTGATGCGAGGGCCGGCCAGGACGAGGACTTAGCTGTTGGTTTAAAACCAACGCCTCCGCACGAGCCCAATCCGCCAAGCGAGTTTGGGCCGGGAGCTACTCAGGAAAAAGGGGTTGGTGTTGGTTTAAAACCAACGGCGGTGTTGGTTTTAAACCAACAGGGTGTTGGTTCAGAACCAACGGCAGGTGTTGGTTTAAAACCAACGCCCAAGGTTCTTCCTGATCTTAAAGGTATCGAAGGTATTGAAGGTATTGATGAGAACTGGAGTGGTCTTGATGAGAGTAATATCTCTTTAAGACCACTCCAGAAAGAACCCGCGCGCGAGGCGGCTGTTGGTTTAAAACCAACACCTGAGAAATATCGGCCGGCGCATTGGCCGACGTGGCAAACTGAAAACCGGCTGATGCGGGAGTTGTGGGAGTTTTTCCGGTCGTTCGTGGGGGAGGAGGGAGCCAGGCTGATCATGGAAGGGGATGGTACTGAGGAGAGGCGGGGCTATGGGAAGCAGTGGCGCTGGCGGATCCGGGAGTTTCCGTTCTGTGTGGAGCAGGCGGTGAAGAGGGTGGAGGCTTGCCGGCGTGAGGTGAAGAGTGTGGGCGGGGCGCTGAATATCGAGTTCATCAAGGCGCAGCGGGCCTGGCTGAAGAAGCAACGGGAGCGACGGGAAGCGGAGGAGGAGGAGGGATGATGGCTACGCCGCTGGTGATGAGCAGGGAGGCGGTGGCGGCGATCCGGGTGGTGCGGGGGTACGCGGAGACGCGGGTGTTCTCGATGCAGGATATTTTCGCGGCGATGCAAACGGGCTATCGAATCGGGGATGATCCCCACTTCCGAGTGGAGATTCCGATGGGGTTCATTTGTTGTTATAGCGTGGAGATGCAAGAGATCGGCAAGTGCCGGCATCTATCTATCTCCGTGGCGCGGGAGGGGAGGGTGGTGCATCCGGATGCCGCGCGGTTGCTTGCAGAGGAGTTCGGGTTCCGCGGGGGCCTGAATGATTACAACCTGGTCTGGATGGAGGATCTGCCAGACGGGCGGAAGGCTGTGAATTTACTTCAACTTTTTGACCCACCTATTCCAACACCACAAACCTTATGAAATTCGCAATTGCAACAGAACTTAGGGAAGGCGCCCGGGCTGACCGAGCGGCCCGGAAGGAAAAGAGAAAGCCAAAACTTAGCCAGGAAGCTATGGAGAGGATCGCCGCGGCGCAACGGGCGCGATGGGCGGCGTCGCGGGCGGAGCAAGCCAAGGGAAGCAGGGCCGCCACGGCCGGAATGGCCGCAACGACCCATTGTTCTCCCACGAACGGTGGAGACAATAGTCCACAGACAGCAAATATCGAGGCGCCGGCGATAACTCTGGGGGAGGGGATCATGGCGCTGGATAAGACGATCACGGACGCCGCGAGGCGCGCGGGGGTGCCTGTGGCGGCGATGAAGCATCTGCCGGCGCCGCTGGTGAATGCGGCGATCCTGGGGAAGGATGGGTATCAACTCATGCCGCTGGACCGGATCAAGCCGAGCCCGCTGAATCGTAAGGAGCGGGACGCGGCGAAGTATAAGGAGCTGGTGGAGAGTGTGCGGGAGCACGGGGTGATATCGCCGATTATGATCAGGCCGCTGCCCAGGGAGGCGGGCTCGGCAGCGGAGGAGATGCTGCCGGTGTATGAGATTGTGTATGGCGAGGGGCGGTGGATGGCCTGCGGGGATGTGGGCCTGAAGGAGATTCCGGCGATCATCCGAGGCGATATGGATGAACGCGCGGCGGAGGAGCTGAGGCTTACGGAGAATCTGCAACGGGAGGATCTGCGGCCGGTGGACGAGGCGAGAGGGTTCAAGCGGTTGATGGAATTGGGGGCCTCGATTGCGGACCTGGTGAAGAAGTTGAACCGCAGCCAGGCGTCGATTTATAACCGGCTGAAGCTGCTGGAGCTGCCGGAGACGATTCTAAAGGAGGTTGAGGCCGGGAAGCTTTCTGCGAGTCACGCGGATTTGGCGGTGCGGATTGAGAATCCAGAGGTGCAGGCGAAATTTGTGAAGGAGATTCTGACGCCGAAAGAGGAATGGGTGGATGGGGAAAAAGTGGAACGGGAAGTGTCTGTGAGGGAGGCCAAGGTGCTGGCGGACCGGGCGAAAGAGGAGGCTGAGCGCGAGGAGAAATGGAACTCTGAAACGAAAAAATTCCGTCAAGAGGGGATGGATGTGCTGAGTCTGGAGGCGAGTGAGAAGGTGTTTAAGCCGTACTCTAACCAACTCAAGGACAGCTATGTGAGCGCGGAGGCGGTCTGTCCCTATGATGACCGCAAATGGACGTGGCGCAGGCTGATGGATGTCTTTCCGAACTCGCCCCAGGCGATGGTGGCCGCGGACTCTCACAGCGGAAAGCCGGTGATTTTTTATCCCTTCCGAGGGGCATGCAGCGCTCTCAAAAGGTCCGGCATCGTGATCCCGGCCGAGAAGGACGAGAAGTTGAACGCGGCCGATCTCCGTAAAAAGCAATTGGAAGAACAGGCGGCGCAGCGCGAATTGATGATCGAGGGGGACAAGCGTCGTCTGGCGCCGGTGATCGCGGCGGTGGAGAGTCGCGAGCCGAATGCCGGCACGTGGCGGTTCATTGCGGATGATCTCGCTGAGCGTAATGAATGGGATCTTGAAATCCTTGGACGTCGAGGAATTGACTATAACCGGGAGAAGGGCGGCTGGGACGCGCACGTAAAGGCGCTAAAGGGGTATATCGCCAAGGCGGATGGCAAGGTGCTGCGGGGGCTGGTGATTGAGATGTTGCTCTGGGACTGTAATCGGGTGGACGAGGCGAAGCTGAGGCGGCTGGCGGGGATGGTGAATGTGAAATTACAAACGGTTGTAAAGGGGAAGAAGTGATCATCCCTTTGGACATCCGGGGTTGCTTTGAGGAGTTCGTCGCCGCGGCGTATCGCGGTTCCGTTGGGCCTGATTCAGTTCAGTATATGGAATGCGAACGGGCCTTTGTGGCTGGGATGCACGCGCTCCTTTGCCACATGTTGACCTTTGATGATGCTGTTACGGGCGATGCGGAGCTGGAGCGGCTGCTGGCGGAGACTCGCGATTTTGGAAAACGTGTCGGTGGCTCGGGAGGAAATTAAGGTAATGTGCACGGATGGTGCCGTTTCGAATCGCGCTGGATGTGGAGTTGCTCACATCGAAGGAGGTCTGTTTTATCCTGAAGTGGTCTCGGATGACGCTGTGGCGGCGGAAGATGGAGGGATGCCCGTTTGTGGCGGGTCGCATAAGCGGGGCGAGCCTGGCTGCGTGGCTGAGGGCGCGGGTGGCTCCGAAAAATCAGGAGGGGTCGGCTATTCCAAAATGGAAACGGAAGCCGCGGCGCGCGTGTACGGTGGGACCGATGGGACAGAATGGGACCATTTGTTACCTGAAATCGATGGCGGGGGGTGAGGCTGTGATGCTTATCAAGGTGCATGCTCAAAGAATCCCGCGACTGCGCCGGTTCCCGCAGGACGTTTGTCACGCCTGATGGGGCACGATGACGCCGAAATTTCACGATGCGTCTGATCGGCCGGAGGCGAGTTATTGGCCGGAAATCAATATGGATACGCCGCTGGATGTGGCGATGGAGCTGATCGCGAAACAGTCTGTGATGCTGCCGGCGAATGTGGGGCGCGCGTGGTTTAATAAGACGGCGGCGACGGTGATGATGGCGGCGATTGAGGAGGCTAAGGGGGAGGATCGGCTCAGGGATTTGTTCGACGGGGCGGAGCCGTCGCGGGTGGACCTGGAGATGACGGCGCGGCTGCTGTCGGAGATTGCAACGAGTGATAATTGCCGGCTGCAGGCTCGGTGCATGGAGTTTGTGCTGGAGTTGACGACGGAGAGCCAGACGGAGATCGCGGCGGCCGAAGGGGTGGGCAGGGCGGCTGTGAGTAAGCGGTGTATCAGGATTTGTGAGGCGCTGGGGCTACCGCCAAGCCGCGGGATGAAGAAGGAGAAGACGCGCGCTGTTTATGCCGATAGGCAACGGGGGAAACGCAGCCGGCCGGCGCGCGAGCCGTGGGCGTTCATGGGGATGCTGGGAGGGATTTATGGAGTTTGATCCGTTTGCGCCATTGGTTGTGGTGGACGAGCTGGCGTACGCAATCGACGATGCGCTCAATAGTGTGGATGAGACGATGGGTATGGTGGGTTTGACTATTCGGAAGATCATTATCGCAGGGCGGATGCTGATCGTTAAGAAGGGGGAATTGAAATACGGTGAGTTTTTCCACTGGATCGAGGCTCATTATCCACGGCTGCTGAGATCTGTGGCACAGCGCTGGATGAAGCTGGCGGAGTTTGACGCCAGGAAGGGCGCTGATCTGGAGAATGCTAACAGTGTGACGCAGGCGTACAGGCTGGCAGGCATACTGCCGGAACTGGATGGAGGGACTGGCGATAGCAAGGGGTATGGCTCGGCGTCGTTCATCACGCACCTGGTGCAGGCGAGTAATCAGCTCAACGCACGGATATCCAACTGCCCGGTCGCGCAGTGGTCCGCGCAAGATCGATCGCTATTAAAGCAACGCCTCGAGCCCTTGGCAGAGCTTTACGCCAAGCTGTGACCGGCCTACCCTTATGGCATCTATAGTCGACCCTCCCCCCTACAAGGAATCTCTTCCCCAACCACCCCAGCCGAGGGGTCTTGGCGACTCTCAGCGTTTTCGTACGTGTTATGAAAAAAACAGGTTCCCATGATTCCACGCGCCGGCTGACGGCGAAGGGGGTCGAGGCATCGGGGATTCCGGTCTTTTGTTCCTTCACGAAGATCGCGCCGGCGGCGGAACTGAAGCCGTTCCCTGGGAACTGGAACAAACATCCGGCGGCGCAACTGGATCGGTATGAGCGGGTGGTGATGGGCAACGGCTGGCGCCGGGCCGTCGTGGTGTCCGCGCTCTCTGGCTGCATCACGAAGGGCCATGGCGCCTGGCAGATGGCGCCGCGCCGGGGACTCGAGGTGCCGGTGGAGATTCAGGTTTACCGGAACCGCGCCGAGGAGATCCGCGACCTGGTGGCGGATAACAAACTGGCCGATCTCGCGGAGAGCGACGACGAGGCGTTGCTCAAACTGCTGTCGGAACTGGATGCAACGGACCTTCAATTCGCCGCGGTGACCAGCGCTGAGTTGGAACGGTTGATGGCCGAGACGGATATCCCGGAGGGCGAATTTCCCATCACGTCGAAGCTCGGCGAGAGTTACGACTACGTGCTCATCTTCACGACGAACGCCACGGAGTTCGCCTTCCTCCAAACCCTGCTCAATATCCGTCAGGAACGTTCGTACAAGAAAACCGGCGTCGGCCTCGGCCGCGCGATCCCGCTCGATCGGGCACTGAAAGCTCTCCATGAAAATCGTCATTCCATCCATGTCGCGGGCAAACTCGATGACGAGCCACTGGCTCCTTCCAAACGCGGTCGTGTGCGTGCCACTAAGCCAGTTCGGAGAGTACGCCAAGGCGGTCCCAAGCGTACGGCTGCTAAGTCACCCTGATTGCGTCAGGGGCCTGACGCCGAAGCTCAATTGGATCCTCGATTACTTCCGGGATGAGGACGCGGTCGTGTTCGTCGACGACGACATTGCCAGCGTGCAGCGGTGCTTTGTTTCACCGGGGGAAAGCTCCACCATCCGCGAGCCGGCGCTGATCGAAGCGATCATCCACGCCACTTACATTTTGGCGCGCGACGTGGGCGCTTATTACTTTGGATGGGAGGCCAGCAACGGAGCGCTCCGTTATTACACCGGGTTGAAGCCGATAATGCTTACCGGTTACATCAATGGTTGCGCCATGGGATTCCGCAAGGGTCACGGCTTGCGATTTGATGAGAGGATAACCGCGAAAAACGATTTCGATATCGCCGCGGCCAATGCTCACCGGCACCGGCTCTGCGTTAAAGATTGCCGTTACACGTTCTGCCAAAGGGAAACCTTCACCGGTCGCGGCGGCCAGGCCGCATACCGCACTAATGAAACAGAGAAGCGCGATGTGGCGCTCCTACAAAAGAAGTGGGGCGATATCTTTTCCTTCGGTGGCCACAGCGGTACCAGGAAGCGTGACTATGCGGGCATCCAGAAGATCACTATGAACTTACCCTTCTAATATGTGGCTCGACTGGTATTCAAAAAAACCTCTACCCATGCCAGGGCGGATCCTCGATTTTGGCGAACTCGGGAAGGTCTATGTAGTAGAATCCCGGGACGGATATTCTGAGTTTAATGAAGTCGAGGAGTTCTGGCCCAGGCACCGCGTTTACGGAGTTTATGCCGGATTCTACCGTCAGATTCTCGTCCGCGTGATTCCTCCCACCTTCAGCACCGGCCCTGCCAAGCGAAAGAAAAGTTCCGCCGATGCTGTAAGTGCTAGACGCAAGGGGCGGCACCGACGAAACTCCTGACGTTCCTGAATTACCAGGGACACCAAACCGGGAAGAGACAACCCGAACAAAAACCGTCACCTGCAAATATGGCACATTGCCTAAGTATCGTAGAAGGCCGCGCGGAGATGTTCAGTGGGCGCGGAATCAATCCCTGGCACGGGCTGGGCACAGTAGTCGAGGGCCTGCTTACTTCACAGGCCGCCCTCGAGGCGGCGCACCTGGATTGGTGTGTGAAGCCGCACCCGGTCACCGCGGCGGTGAACGGCCGCGAGCAAGTGGTCGAGGGTTACAAGGCCATCGTCCGCATGGACAACGGCGTCCCGCTTTCCATCATGCGGGACACTTACCACCCCATCCAGAACGGCGAGGCCTTCGAGTTCTTCGATGCCGTCGTCGGCGACGGGCAGGCCGTCTATGACACCGCCGGCGCGCTCCACGGCGGGCGCCGGGTCTGGATCATGGCGCGGCTGCCCAGGCCGCTCTTCATCGAGGGCGACCAACTCGAACGCAACATCCTTCTGGTCACGAGCCACGACGGATCGAGCACATTGAAGATGATGCACGTCACCACGCGTGTGGTCTGCCAGAACACGCTCTCCATTGCGCTCTCGAATGCGCAGCACTCCATCAGCATCCTCCACCGGGGTAATTACAAGGAGCGCGTTGCCCAGGCACAGCGGGCGCTGAAAATCAGCTACGGCTACTTCGATCAGCTCGGCCTCCTCATCGCCGATCTGGCAAAGACGCCATTCACCCGCGACGAAATGCAGGGCTTCACGGAGCGACTGCTCCCGATCGAGGATGGCCAAAAGTCGCCCCGCACGGAGAAGTCCAGGGGCGAGATTGCCGGGCTCTTCCGGAGCGGTACCGGAAACAGCGGCCGGACCAAGTGGGACGCGCTGAATGCGGTCACGGAATTCGTGGACCACCGCCGCACCTACGGCAAGACGCAGCAGGGCGGATCGCAGGAAACGCGCTTCGCCAGCACGCTCTTTGGGAGCGGCGCCGAGATCAAATCCCGTGCGGTCGATCTCCTGACCAACTGACCTTCACGGCAGGAAACGCCCTGCGGTAACACGCCGCGGGGCGTTTTTGTGCCCCGAACCCCGGACGAGCCGACCGGAAACCACAAACGGCGCATGCAAAAATGAAAAACAAACAAGCACTGAAACTGCCGGACCCTTTGCTGGTACGGTATTATCGGGAAGATCGCATTGACCTCATCACCAGGGTAACGCGCCTGCGCGGCGGCGATATCGAGGTCACACTGAGTAGCGGCGCCGTCGAGCACTGGCAGCACCTGAAGGACTTGGGCTGGGTTCCCAAGCCGGATTGACCGCTTGCGGACAGTGCCCCGCCTGGGGCAGATTCCCACCGTGAGCGCGGCCAATGCAAGAGACGCCGCGGACGATTGGGTCGCGGGGGCAAGGTTGCCCCCCGACCTTTCCGGCCGCACGGTGCAGCTCGTCGTTTTCGAGAGCGAAGAGGATTGCCGTTATTTCTATCCGCGCCGTGCGATGAAATGGCAGCAGCAGGTCAATACCTACATTTCCCGGGCGCTTCGCGGCCGCAAGGGGAAGATAGTGCGGGTCGCCGTCACGCAAACCGGGTACCGGGAATGGCTTGGCCGGCGTGGTGACACATTGGAGCTACGGCGTGAGTACGCGGATAGGTTCCAGAAACTCCTGGACTTGTGAGCACCGGCCCTGCCACGCGCAGGTAAAGTGATTGTTCGATTGGATTAGCGCGACAGCACGACTGCCGGCAGCGAAACTCCATTTGTTCGATAGAGAACTACCGGACACCAAACCAAAAAGGGAAGCGCCCAACCCACCAAACAGGGCATCAAAACAATGAACGCAGTTAGTAACATCCGCAGTCTCGGCCTCTCGAAGGTCAATCACCTGGTCAAAGCGGCCGCGCGGTACCAGGAACTCCAGCCGGCCTTCGCCGATTGGGCCGCCGGCGAAGTCTATGTATGCAAGAAGACCGGCGATTACCGGTACCGGTTCGGCGAGCAGAGTAAGTCAATCGCGACCTGGAACACCGCCGCCCGCGAAATCTTCGCCGGCCCGGAGGAACTCGCCTTCGCCGCCATGGTACTCGCTGCGAAGCCACAACTCCCCGATGCGGATATGCAAAAGAAATTGCATAATTGCATAAAGCCCGCGGTCACCACGTCCACCCGCGCCAACATCATCGCGATGGCCACAGGAGCCGCGGCTTAATGAAGACGCTCACCGTCTCGCGGCTCTTCCGGATGCAGCCGATCCATCGGCCATTGCGCTGGAGTACTCAATTCGTGCCTTTCCTGCGCGTCAGCGGGAAATGGCTCGCGGCAGCCGGTTTCCATCCTGGAGGGAAAGTCACCATCCGCGTCGAGAACGGCGCCCTCATCATCGAGCCGCTGAGAGAGGGGACCGCGCGATGATCCGCCTCGATCTCCCACTCATTGGCGGCGCCGTCACCGTCCTCGAGACGGCCAGGGCGCTCGCCTCGCGGCACAAGAGCGTCGCCATCCTGGTCCACGGCGATCCGGGCGTCGGCAAGTCCCACTTGCTCGATTTGCTGGCGGCGGAGATCGCCGGCTCGCCCTTCGCCGTCGAGCGCGTCAACGGTCAATCCCTCGGCATCGACCTGGTGCGGGAATGGAGGGAGCGCGCCGGCTACGGCAATCTCTTCTCGCGGTGGACCGTCAAGCGCATCGACGAACTCGATGAGGCCAGTTCCAGCGCCCGCGCGGAGCTGCTCACCTACCTCGATTACATGCCGCCCGGCCTCGCGGTCCTCGCCAGCACGAACAATTACGCGCGGCTCCGCGCCGAATCCAAGGGCCGGCTGGAGACACGGTTCAAAGCGTTCCGCGTCGAGGCCCCCACCATCGAGGAGGCGCGGCATTACCTCTGGTCATGGTTCCGCATCCCCGTCTCGGCCGCGCTTGCGATCGCAAAGGGCGCGGTACCCGACGGATGCCTCGCCAGCGAGGGCGTGAACATGCGAGCCTGTGTCGAGGACGCCGAATCCTTCGCCGCGGCGGTCTTGGTCGCCAAGGGGAAAGCCGCGGCATGACATTCGCCGAAATCATCACCCCGGGCGGCTTCCGATGTGGCGAGGTCGCGAGCGCGATGCAAAAGTGCATCCGCCGCGGCCTCGCCGAGGATGCCCTCTTCTGGGCCACGGAACTCGATCTCGCGGGCTTTGGCGAATACGCCTGGAAACGTCTCAAGATCATCGCCAGCGAGGACGTGGGGCTGGGGGAGCCGCACGCGCCGGCGACGATCCAGGCGCTTTACCAGAGCTGGCAGGATCAGCGGAAGAAGAAGGACACCCACCACGCCCCGGAGCGTCTATTTTTTATTCACGCCGTTCTATATTTGGCCAGCGCTCGCAAGAGCCGGATGGTCGATCACGCCCTGGTGGTCATGTACGAGGGCAACCGGGAGGGCCGCGAGATGCCGGACTTCGCCCTGGACAGGCACACCGCCAGGGGAAGGGCCTTAAAACGCGCGTGGAAGCATTGGTGGGCATGCGGAGCCCACCTGGAGAACAAAGCGCCGGGAATCGACCCCTACGAAGCCAGGGCACGGGAAATCAGGACCGATCATCAGCTCGAAATGGAGTTCTGACCGGCGACACTGCTTTGAAAAGAAAAGTGAAAAAGTTCTTGCCCTAACTACGTGAGGCACGTAGTCTCCCACTTGTAGACGGAAGAGCGAACCGACCAAACCCGCACCCGACAAAATGCCAGAAATCAGCCGCTTCTATGGAATCCAGGTCTTCGTCAATTTCGACGATCATCTTCCTCCGCACTTCCACGCCACCTATGGCGATGACGAAGTGCTCATCAACATCAACACCCTCGCAATCTATCGGGGATCAGTCCCGCGCCGCGCGCTGCGCATGATCCGCCTTTGGGCGTCGCTGCATCAGGCCGAGCTTATCGAGGAATGGAATCTCGCGGAGGCCGGACGCCCAACCTTCAAAATCGACCCGCTGCCATGAACAAAGTCAAAAGCGTTCGCCACCTTGGCGATTATCGGGTGAGTCTGGTCTTCCGGGACGGCCGCACGTTCGACCTCGACCTCCGCCCCATTTGCGAGGGCGGTCCGGTGTTCGAGCCCTTGCGAGACATCGAGTTCTTTGCCCGCGTCGCCGTCGCGGATTGGGGCGTCATCCATTGGCCCAATGACGCGGATATCGACTCCGACGTCCTGCGTTACTGGTGCGAGCTTGGCCGCGTGGCCACCAGGGAGGAAACCAATGCCTACTTCCAACACCAGGAAAACCGTGCCGCCAGCGCAGCCTGATATTTCCGTCCGGTTAAAAGAGTGGCGTGAGCGTCTGGGCCTGACTCAGCGCCAGGCTGCCGAGCGGCTCGGAGTATCGGAGCGCACCTTCCAGCAATGGGAGCAGGGTCGCCAATCGCCTCGAGGCCTCGCGCTCAAGACGCTTCAAACGGAGATCGCCCGATGAAAGCGGAACCGCCGATTCCGCGCGAAGCCTCCGCTCGAGGCGGGAGGCGCAAAACAGCGAAGAAGCTTAACGCAATGGCGCACGCCCAGGGCGCCAGGCGCCGGCACTCCGCGGCGCGGATCGCCGCGCTCAAGGTCCCAGTCCCGTTTGCCGACGTTCGCGATTTCCTCACGAATCTCCGTGAGCTTTTGGACCAGTTTCCGCTTGGCACCCACGGCGAAATCGCCGAGCGAATCGGCGTCAGCGGATCATCGACAGTTCGAAAGTATCTCCTGCTCAAGAAATTTCCGACACAGGGGAAGCTCGATAAGCTCGCGGCGTGGTGGAAAGCCCATCGGAACGTGCCGTCCGACGCCACCGGCCGAAAGCCCCACGCGCCCGCCGCCGGACCGCGAGCCATCTCGTTGAGCAAGCTCACGCCGGCAGTCACTACACGTCTCCACAAGGCCGCGCGCTTGCGCAACGTGTCACCGCTGCAATTGGCCGACCAAATCCTCGAGCGTCACTTGCCTTCGCTCGATGACCTTGCCAGGGCCGAACGCTGACACGCCTCTCCGGGCGTGACGTTCACCCCAGAAGACCGCGAGACACTTCGGAAGAAGGAGCAGGCAAACTGCATCCGCAAGCTGCACGCGGGGAAGACCCTCACCCGCGACGAGCGGCGGATGCTCGATGAGTTGTCCGATAGCCAGCCGGCCGCCGGTTTACAAACGGTTGTAAACTTCGCCGCGAACTGGGACGAGCTGGCCCAGCGGCTCGGCGTCAGCCGGCGGAGCATCTTGAAATGGCGCGAGCGCGAGGACCTCGCGGCGATGCTGCCCCGCCCCAGGGCCGATGGGCGCCATGATATCGCAGCCTGGCAGCGGGCCATGGTCGAGCATGGGCTCGCCGGCGCCGATGAATTCGCCGACATCGGGAGCGGCGTCACCCCGGAGGACGATGGGGCCCCAAAAAATCTCCGTGATTGGAAGGTCGAGCGCGAAAAGCGCATCGTCCGCAAGCTCGATATCGATATCGACGTCCTGGAACGCACGCTCCTCGTCGCCGCCGGCCTCGAGGTGGCGCTCGGCGCCACCTTCGCCGCCATCCAGACCAAGCTCTCCCAATTTCCCGCCAGGGCAGCCCGTTTCCTCGTCGGGATCCGCGACGAAGCCGTAGCCGAGGAAAAATTGAGGGACGAAATGGACGCCGTCCTCACCGATCTGCATTCCGCCAGTTACATCGACGATGCGATTGCCGGCGTTTTTGGCGAGCCCGGGAACGCCAATCTCCCGATTGGCTCCTCAGAAAATACCCCCAATATCGAAGCCCTCGTCCGCGCGGTCCTGGCCCGGATCGGACGCCGCGTCATCAGTGAGGCAGGTCAGGGATCGGGCGCGCTGGAAACCGAGGCCGGAATGGATCCTGATCCTCTCCCTGCTGCTGCTGCACATGGTGCTTCGCCGCCACCGCTGCCATCGCCAGCTCCTCCGGCGACGCATCTGCCGGCAGTTTCACCGAAGCGAACCGCCAGCTCCCGGCCTCGTTCGCGCGCTCCCGGTAAAGCACCTGCAGTTCCCGGTCAGGAGGTCCTGAGCCTGTCGAAGGATCGTCCGGCACGCGCCAAGGTGCCAAAGGGAGCACCTCGGCGCAAGCGTGGTAAAAACGCCGATGAATCGGCTAAGGCCGAAAACAGCACGCCTTGAACTTCCGGCCGCTGCCGCATGGGCATGGGGAATTCCTGCCCACCTTCGTCTGACCGGTCCGCTCGAGCTGGCGTTGCCGGAACGGGCTCAGATTAAGCGGATCGATCTCGAAGACATTTTCGAGCAGCTCCGGGGTGAGCGTGCGGCGGAAATGTTCGAACGAGGCGATATCGCCGGTTGCTGCGTTGGCCATGCCGGCAACCTCCGCGCGGTGACAGTCCCGCGCAAGTGTGCTCGACCCTCAGACCTGGCTCAAGGCCATCATCCGCGCCACCATCCGCCCCAGGCCGCGCTCCCGCCTGTGGAAGTGGCTCGACCGCTGGGCCGTCGTCCCGGAGGAGGCCGGCGGTCCCTGCACCGGCCGGCTCCGCACCGGCCGCGTCCCCATCTTCCGCGGCATCTATGACCTGGCACAGCGCCGCGGCGTCCATTTCATCACCGTCGTCGCCAGCGCCCGCGTCGGCAAAACCCTCTTCAGCATCTGCATGGTCCTGTACTGGATCGGCGAGCGATTCGGCCACGTCGTCTGGCTGGATCCCACCCGCAAAAGCGCCGTCAAGCTCGTCCGGACGGAACTCGAAGAGTTCCTCCTTCAATGCAAGCCCGTCCGCGACCTCGCCATCATTTCGCGGAAAACCTGGACCACCCTCGAGAAGTCCTTTCGCGGAAAGCTATTCCGCATCGTGGCCAGCGGCGCCGAGGCCGATCTCCACGGCTTCAATGCCGAACTCGCGATTATCAACGAGCGCGATTTATGCCGAGCCAGCGTCAGCCGCGACGCCGCCAGTTACGATAAGATCGTCGCCCGCACCAAGCTATTTACGGGGTCGCGATTAGTCATTGATAACTCGACGCCAGGGGAGGGGGGCGAGCTGAGTCCCACCTGGCAATCCTTCCTGCGGCGCAGTCAGCATTACTGCTATTTCCCATGCCCCCATTGCAGCCGGGAGAAGAAAACCCGAACGCAGAGGCGCAGAGACGCAAAGGCAGCAAAGGCAAAAGCTTTTAAACAGGATTTACAGGATGGACAGGATGGGAAGGGAAAACTCCCCCGCCGCCATCCTGTAAATCCTTTAAATCCTGCTAATCCTGTCGAAAATTCCCCCGCCTGGACGCCCCCCAGCGAAGAAGACGTAGAGCCCGGCCGCTCGCCACTGAGTTACGAGCCATCCCTCCGCGGCTGGCAGCGCCTCAGCTTCTTCATCGATCAAAAACTCGTCCCCTTCGATAAGCGCCTCGAACCCATCCGCACCAAGGGCAGCAAACGCGGAGTCGTCCCGCCACGCGATAAGTGGCGCGAGGAAAAGACCGGCCAATTCAAATTCTCCCAATTCGCAATCTACGAGCAAAAGCCGCGCCTCGATGACCCGACCCAGACCGAACCCATAAAGGTCGGGTACGACATGGAGGGCGTCGAGGCAGGCACCACCTACGAGTGCGCATGGTGCAAAAAGGACATCGAATTCAGCGAACTCGGCTGGATGCTCGACCGGTACCGCTGGATCGCGCACAACCCCGCCGCGCCCAAGGATAAGCTGAGTTTCCAGATCTGGGCCGCGCAGAACCCCTTCGAATTCTGGGGCCTGATCTCCAAGCAATTCATCGAGGCCAAAGGAAACCTCGGCGCGATGATCACCTTCTTCCAGCACACGCTGGGGCTGCCCTTCATCCGCGCGAGTACGGTCATCAAAGAAGACGATATCGACCGCGTCATCGCCCGCACGCCCGATCGCTACGTCCAGGGCCAGATACCGCGCGAGGCCGAGGTACTCACCATCACCATCGACGTTCAGGGCACGCAATTCTGGTTCGTCATTCGCGCCTGGGGTATCCTGTGGGACACTCCCGACTGGCCCACGTGGTCCGCCCTCGTCGATTGGGGCGAAGCCGTGAGCTGGGGCCAATTGCTCGAGATCTGCGGCCTGCAAGCCGATGCCCGCGGCCACATCCGCAAGTTCGTCTTCAATTACCCGGATGGTACCTCGCGCGAGTACGTCATTACTTCCGGCCTCGTCGATTCCGGGTTCGAAGCCCAGGACAATAAAGACGTCTACTCCTTCTGCCAGCGTAACAGCGCCATCTTCAGCCCATCAAAAGGCGGCGACGCCAGCAAAACCCGCGGTAACACCGTCCGGCTCTCCCCCATCATGGACGATAGCATGGACCTGGTCTGGTTCTGGTCCGATTACTTCGCGTGCAACCTATACTACGATTGCATCAAGGACGGCGCCACCATCGCCGGCACCATCTATTGGTGGCTGCCTGTAAACGTCGATCGTCATTACAAAACCCAACTCACGGATGAGCTGCAAATCGAGAAGGATGGCCGCCGCGTCTGGGATAGCCGGACAAAAAACAATCACCTTGGCGATTGCGAAAAACAGCAGCGTGTCCTCAGCGGCTTCGTCGAGGAAATCCTCGATGGCCACCGCGCCGAGCGCGCCGCGGTGGAAAAGGCCGCGGAGGAAAAGGGGCAGCACTAACCGCAAAGATCGCAAAAGGGGGAACTGGCGGAGATTTCCCAAAACGCAATTTTCTTACGCTTCCGGAATCTTTGCGTTCTCTGCGTTCTTTGTGGTTACCCGCCCCTTTTGACACGCCGCCGCGCTCTAGCTTCGGCGACTAGCAACGGCCCGCCTCTTTCGAGAGTCCCGGGCCGTTGTCTTTTACCGGCCATAATTCCAGACACCGTCTGGAAAAATCAGCGTCCATCAGCGTCCATCCGCGGTTCCTCTTTCCTTTGACAGCCGCGCTCCGGCGTGTCCCAAGCCTCCGATCTCCTCGACGTCCTCCTCGACCAGATCGAGGCCGGCAACCCCGCCTTCGTCACCGATCTACAGACCAAGGCCCTCGCCCAGATCACCGCCGGCAACGGTGAACTCCCCATCCTCACCACCGGCACCGTTAACGGCAAAGCCTTCGGCCGCACCGTCCCGCTCACCGCCGTCCAGGTCGCCCGGCAATGCGCCGAGGCACTTCGCGAGGCGGCCGGCTACGGCCCCATCACCAATATCGATTTCAGCCGCTCCCTGCCCGACGGCATGGGCGACCGCGGCGACGAGGAGAGCTGGCCATGAGGCGATCAACCGCAAAGATCGCAAAGATCACAAAAGGGAGGGGAGGTTTCGCGCCCGGAATCTCTGCGTTCTCTGCGTTCTTTGTGGTTAACCCCTCTGGAGCCCGGCCGTGAACGTCCTCGGCCTCCTCAGCCGGTTCCTCGGCATCGGCACCAACGCTTTCGCGGACACCATCCTCGAGTCCGTCGACCGCGCCAACGTCCGCTTCATCCTCCCGCTCGATTCCGCGCTCTATCTCACCGCGACCTCGCGCCGGCTCATCAACGAGAAAATCGAGTGGTGCTGGCAAAACTTCGGTTGCGTCAAAGAGGCCGGCGCCGGCGTCGCCCGCCACACCGTCGGCAAGGGCGTTTCCCTCGAGAGCAACTCCGACGACGACGAATGGAACCAGCTCGCCGAGGACGATTTCGAGCAATACGCCCTCACCCCCGCCCGTTGCGATCTTGCCGCGCGCCGCAATTTCTACGAAGCGCAAACCACCATGGTCGAGCACCGCGTCTTCCGTGGCGAGGCCCTCGCGGCCCATGGCAACAACGAGGAGTGGGGCGATTGCCCCGCCTTCCAGCTCTATGATAGCGAGGAAATCTCCACCCCGCCCCCCGCCGGCAGCATCGGCGATAAGATCATCCTGGATGGCATCGAACTCGACGCCAATTCCCGCCCTCTCGCCTATCATCATCGCAATCTCGACGGCATGACGTGGACGGCGATCCCGCGTTCCCAATTCATCCATTGGTTCAAGGGCCATGCCATCAACCAGGTGCGCGGCATCTCCGATCTCGCGCAAGCCGTCAATCCCCTGGTCGATATCTACGAGCTGAGCCGCCTCGCCACGAAATCCGCCAAAGCCCAGCAGCTCATCGCCCTCGTCCTGAAGAACGTCCCGAAGTCCAAGGGCCGCGGCGCTATCGGCGCGTTGCGCAAGGCTGTTCCCGGCTCCCCCGGCTGTAACGAGGGCAACCTCGCCACCGATTACTCCCAGCTCGAGAAACTCACCACCGCCAGCGGCGCCGGCATCGCGTATCTGAATGGCGACGGCGAAGCCCAGCTCCTCACCGCCAATTCCCCCAGCCCATTGGTCGAAGGGTACATCACCGGCCTGCTGATGAAGAACGTGTACGCCGCCCTCGGCCTGCCATCTTCCTTCTCCTGGGACCCCGAGAAACTCGGCGGCGCCAACATGCGCTTCATCCTTTCGAAGAGCGATCTGCTCTTCCAGGTCCTCAGCGACGCCCTCATTTATCGGTTCTGTAATCCCATCGCGTTCCGGTACCTGGATTGGCGCATCAAGACCGGCATGCTCCGTCCGTGCAAGGACAAGCTGTGGGCCTCGAAGCTCTCCTGGCAGACCCCGCCCCGCGTCACCGTCGATAACGGCCACGAGGTCAAGCTGCTCATCGAGCTGCTCGCCAATGGCCTCCTGACCATGCGCGAGTACTGCAACGCCCGCGGCCTGAATTACCGCAACGTCATGCGGCAATGGATCCGCGAGCCCCTCGAATTCATCCGCATCGCCAAACAGGAAATCGCACTCTCCAAGGATTTCCTGAAGCCCGACGAAGGCGAAAAGCTGTTGGCCCTCTGGATCCAGAACATGCCCCTCTGGCGCTCGAGCAAGCCCGGCCAGGGCACCCAACCCGACGCCAACGGAGGCGGCGGCGGTGGCAACGGAGACGGAGAAAACTCATGATCGCCGATTTACAACCGTTTGTAATTCCGCATTCCGCACTCCGCATTCCGCATTGCTTCGCCCCCGTCGATTGGCCCGGCGACGAAGACGAAATGGAATCCGTTTTTGCCCGCAACCGCCGCACTTCGCCCCATAAGTCCCACGCAATCAGACATAGGTTGTCTACATGTAGACAAGTCGGCGCCCCCCTTGGGCGGGCGAAGCAAAGCGAAGCCCCCTGACATCCCCCCTTTGATTCTATGACTACGCGATTCATGTGGGCCGTCTTCGAAGGCGACGAACAACTCACCGCCTGGAACACCGCGCGGGACCGAGTACTGGGCGCATGGAAACGCTCCGGCCGCCGCGGCCAGGGCGGCAGCTTCACCCTCCGCAAAAAAGGCTTCATCGAACCGAGCCCCGGGTCCTGATCCCAATCCTGTCCATCCTGTCCATCCCGTAAATCCTGTCTAAAAATTCCATGCGAATCCCCGAGTTCCTGTTGAGCGAGCCCCTGGCCGTCCACGCCCCGTCGCTGGCAGGGTGGATGATGCGGCGCGAGCGCATCGAGGCGATCCTAATGGGCGCCGATCCGCGCGGTGCGTCGCGGGAGTCTCAGTCCTCCGCCCCGGACCCCGCGAGGTTCGATTGGTTGGCTGCTTACGTCAATGGGCGGCGCCCGTACCAGGTCACGAACGGGATCGCGGCGATTCATGCCAACGAGATCCTTGCCCGCACGCATACCACTTTCGACAAGGCCTACGGCGACACCCATTACAACGACCTGATTTCCGAACTCGGCCAGGCCGCCGGCGACGACAAGGTGCGCGGCATCCGGCTCGATATTTCCAGCCCCGGCGGTTCCGCGGTCGGCGCACCCGAGGCAGCCGCGGCCGTCCTGGCAGCGCGCCAGCAAAAGCCCGTCGTGTCCCACATTGAAACCGTGGGCGCCAGCGCCGCGTACTATCTCGCCGCAGCCAGCAACGCCATCATAGTATCGCCCAGCGCCATTGTCGGCAGCGTCGGCACCATCTCCATGTTCGCGGATATCTCCGCGATGCTCGAAAAAATGGGCGTCAAGGTCAACCTGATGACGCCCAAGGTCAGCGACCTGAAGGCAGCAGGCAACCAAGTCCGCCCGATGACTGATGACGAGCAGGATTACCTCCAGGACCGCCTCGAATCCATCAACGCGAAATTCACCGGCTGGGTTCAATCCAACAGGCCCGGCGTCAGCGACGACGCGATGCGCGGCCAGTGGTTCTCCGGCCAGGACGCCGTCGACCAGGGCCTCGCCGATTGCACCGGCAGCGTCGACGACGCCAACGCCGCCCTCGATGCGCTGATAGCTTACTCGAACGGGGAGTGACCGCAAAGAACGCAAAGAGCGCAAAGGGGAGGGTGTCCGGAATCTCTGCGTTCTCCGCGCTCTTTGCGGTTAATCATCCGGCGCTTTGACAGCGCGCGACGTGCATCATGTTTCGATGCACCCGCTTTTCCCCTCGGTTTTTCTTCGCAGCCGATAAAGACGCACAGGGAGGCAAAGCTGCCCCCACCGTCCCAGAGCTGACCGCAAAGGTCCTCAAGCTCGAAGCTGATCTCGCAATCGCCGGTGAGAGCGCGACCGAAACCGGCGCCGCCCTGAAGGTTGCCAACGAAACCTCGACCAAGCTTCAGACCGATCTCACCGCGGCCACCCTTCGTGCCGACAAAGCCGAAGCCGACCTGGTCATCGCCAACGCCGCCGCCGCGAAGCTTCAGACGGATCTCACGGCCGCTACGCAGCGCGCCGATAAAGCCGACGCCGATCTCAAAATAGCCGACACCCGCGCCGAGTTGAAGGTGCGCGAACTCTACGCCTCCAACGGCCTGGTCCTCCCCGCCAAGCAAGCCGGCGCCGGCGACCACACCGTCACGCAAAAGCCGGACAATGCGGCCCTCACCCCCCGCCAGCGCCTCGCCGCCGGCTTCAACGCTCAGGGTTAACGCACCGCTTTGACAGTCCACCGCTTCTAACTCCGCAACTCTTTCCAAAAAACTCACCATGGCACTCGGCACTTATACCCTTCTCGACCTCGCCTCCCGCAGCTCCAAAAACGTCCAGGCCGTCATGGAAGGCGTCCTCACCTTCGCTCCCGAGCTGATGGTGTTTCCCTGCTTCCCCAGGGCCGGCCTCACCTACTCGACCCTGACCCGCACCGAGATCCCCACCGGCGCATTCCGCAGCGTCGGCGGCGGCGTCCCGGTGACCAAGAGCGCATGGGCCAAGAAAGTCGGCTCAATGGCCGTATTCGAAGCCGCCATGCGGGTTCCCGAGGACATTGTGGTCGCGGCGCAGTCCGAGAACGCCGATTTGATCCTGGGCGATCTCCTGGCCGATGAAGCCATCGCCACCGTTCGCGGCAGCGCCATCACCATCGGCTCGCAGGTCTGGTACGGCCAGGCCATCAACTCCGCCGGCTTCGTCGGCCTCTCGACCCAGATCGATACCAACGACAACGAGATCAACGCCGGCGGCAGCGGCACGGCATCGAGCTCGAGCGCCTACCTCGTCTATCTCGATAACAACGTCGTGAATCCCCAGGGCATCCACTTCCTGCTCGGCAACAGCGGCCGCATGACCATGAACGATGTCTGGCTCAAGCAGCAGCTCGCAGTCCCCGGCAGCAATCCGACCGCGCTGTACATGGCGTACATCAACAACTTCCTCGCCTTCCTCGGCTTCGTGATGGCGCGGCCGCAGAACGCCTATCGTGTGAAAAACATCACCACGGCGTATCCCTTCACCGATGCCATCGCCGCGGCCCTGCTGGCCAAGGTTCCCTACGCCCTGCAGCAGGACTTGACCAAATGGCGCTGGATGATGAACACGCAAGCCCGGCTCAGCCTTCAGGCCAGCCGAGCCACCGTGAACGTCGCGACCCCGGCCAACAAGGGCCTGAGCGCCGGCGGCGTTTATCCCGAGATGCCCGTCAGCGCGATGGGCATCCCCATCCAGGTCACCGACTCGCTGCTCCCGAACGAGCACGCCGGCCTCTTCCAGTCCTTGGTCGCACAGCCCGCCCTGTAATCATCCTGTTCATCCCGTCATCCTGTCTAAAAATTCTGACTTAGTAACCAAAGCAAAATGAACATCCTTCGCAACCTTTTCGGCCCTCTGGCCTTCGCCGGCATCTTCCATGGCGCTTACGGCACAGGCCCTTACGCCAACGACGCCACCATCAACACCCGCACGTTGCAGGACCTGAATGCTCAGGTCTCGGTCGCGTTGCCGGCAGCCGGCGCCAGCGCCACTAGCGCCATCCTCGATACCGCCCAGGTCAATCCCGGCCGGCTCGAGGACGTGGAGATATTCATCAGTTTGCCGGCCACCCCGGCCCTGGTGAACACGTACACGATCACCCTGCAACTCCAGGACAGCGACGACGGCGTCACCTTCGGCAACACCATCAACGCCCCCGTCTCGGTCATCACCGGCACGCTTGGGCCCGGCGGCGTCGCCTCCTATTCGCAGTTCGCCGTCCCCATCGGCATTGGCCGGTACATCCGGCTCGTGGCCACCGCCAGCGCCAGCGCCGGCAGCAACGTCGCCGTCTCCGCCACGTTCGGATTCATCTTTTAAAGGAAGCGTCCTCAATTCCCCTATGTGGGACCCTGGGGGACGCTCCCCACATTTTCCCTGGGAACGCCAATCTCCCGATTGGCCTCCGCTTCCCAAATGCCAATCAGGAGATTGGCGTTCCCGGGTGAATTACAACCGTTTGTAAAATGGCAAAAGTCGCAACTCCCTCCGCCCTGGTAGGCGAGGCCTACGCCATCATCAAGGAGCGCGACGCGAAGATCGCGGAGCTGCTCGTCATCAGCGAAAAACTCATTGCCCTCGGCGCCGGCCGCTACTGCGACGAGGCCGATCCCAAGCTCCTCTGCACCGTCGTCGCAGCCATCGCCGATTCCACCGGCGCCGTCTCCTACTCGCTGACGGATCCACTTGCCGCGCGCGAAATCGCCGGCATCGCTTATGGCAAACTCTTCGACCGCGTCGTCGCGTATTTCCCGGCCAAGGGCTTCGCGGATCTCGTTCCCAAATTCCTTACGCCGGCCAAGGCGGCCAAGCTCCTGTCGCTCTGCCTGGTCCCGGGCAAAGCCATCAGCGGCAAGCGCGCCCATATCTTGTGGAAGTAAATAATCAACCGCGGAGAACGCAAAGATCACAAAGATTTTTTGCTCTGCGTTCTTTGCGTTCTTTGTGGTCATGAACGATTTCTGCGACGGCATCCCTCCCATTCCAGGCCCGCTGCGCCAGCTCGCCGAGGCCGGCTTCCGGATGTGCCTCCAGATGGGTCTCGGCACCGCCATCAAATACAACGGCCTGTGCCGTCCCTGCGTGGCCACCGGCATCGAGAAGCGCGCCCAGATGAAGCCCACCGGCTTCGAAGTCACCGCCCAGCCGGCTGCGGAAATGTTACGCACGGATTTCGACGAGCTGAAGCTCGAGAACCAGTGCGAGGTAACGATCAACGGAGTGAACCTCCTCTTCGACGGCCTCTCGAATGGCGATTACGACCCCGCAGACCCGTGCGTCAGCCTCAAATTCAAACATCGCACCAAGAACAATGCAGGCTCCAGACCTTCAAACACTTTTCGCGGTTGAGGCCGCGTTGGAGCCGGCGACCGCGGCGTTCCTGGGGTCGCAGTCCATCCCCGTGTTCACATCGCGCAGCGGCGGCCCGCTGCCCGCGCGGCGCCTCGCTCTACACCTCGA